GCATATGGGAAATGTCGATACGACATGATGAAATCCTGCATAGAAACAATTTGTCGACTGGTGCTTTAATCAACCGGATCGGTTAGCAACAGATCGACACCGCTAATGGACAGGTTTTTGATTGTACCTGTTTTTTCACTTTGAAGTTCCAATGTTCCACGTAGAACATTTGATATTGCTTCAGGTCCTCCAAGGTACTGAATGCCGACAGTCGACCCAAACACCATGAAATTAAAAACTTTGAATCCAGATTCAATATCTGAATTCCTCATTAAATGTCGTTCAATTGGCGAAGTGGTCGGAGATCCAATTGCCGATGTGATGGAAATTTCATCATCTATGACCAGCGTGGTGAAGTAGGCAATATCTCCAATTGCCGATATGCCGGTTTGGATTAAAGTTCCGCTTGTTGTTGTCAATTCATTCATTGGAGTGTAGATCAACGTTCGCGATAGAAGTTCGCCCGTTCTACACTGGCCAATGAGATAGTACCGTCTTTCACAAACAGTCTCGCAAATGAATTGCCAGATGCGTCTTTAAGATAGATGTTGTTGAAAAGAGTTTCCGTAGTGTAATCGTAGGATGACATTCCGCCAATATATTCCAATGCGATAGTCTGGTCAAGTATGTAAACGGCATATATTTTCTCGGATCTAATACAATCTCCTTGGTCTTTGAGTACGTATCGAATTTTTGCGTTTTCCACCTCTTCCGCTTCATCATGACTGGACAATGCGATCGTTCCGGAATCGACAAACACTGAAAAGAATGTAGTTGTTCCTTCTTCGGGTTCTTCCTCGAATGCGATGAACGGCAAACTGTCGTAGACCACGGAATATTGATCTGAATAAGGATCGGCTGACGCGCTATAGGTGATGGATGGGACAATTTCGGATTTTGGCTTGGTACCATAATCGCCATAAATGGAATCAAGGCTGTATTTGTTGTAATCCCAGTATTTCTCGTTTTCCTTGTCTGAGTGTTGAGGATACCTTTTTTCATTTTCCGGTGTTGCCGTGCCGCCAGGAAGTTTACCATAATATTGGGAATCGTTTATCATATCGCTTCCATTTTCGACTGGAGCGTCTGGTTGGTATGAGTTGTCGAACCTGATTGCCTTGAGATTCCAAACAGTGTGGGAAAGCATCGGGTTCAATCCTTGGGCTAGGTTGTCGTCAATTACGGATGTGATTTCATAAATGTTTGGTCCGCGAGTCCAGTCTGCCGGAACATTGCAGTCAGACGACAACATAGTGTTATCCATTGTCTGTAAAGAATTAAACAAGCCGTTGCATATTGAATCATCCACATCGCCACCTGTCAAATGTCCACAACCTGAAAATGCGCTGCACAAACTTGTTCCATACCAGAAAGGATAGCCGCCCCCACCAGGACGATCTAATCCTGCCTCCGTCAATCTAACCAAGTCTCCGACCTTGGGACAGGCTTTCGGATCTCCCATCGCTTCGGCGAATGTGTCGAACGGTATGAACATTTCACATTCCGCCTGAGTTTGCAACCCAAATTTTGAAAGACTTAATGAATCATTATTGACTTTCGCTACAATTGTCATGGGGATTGGGGCGGAAAACTGTGCGGCTAAATCCTCTCCATACAAGTAGTCGTGACGTTCTTTCTTATATTTGTAAACATAGTAATGCACGTTCACTCCGTAGAGTGAATTCAGTTCTTTCACCCATTTGTTGATAACACCAGTGTAGGAAATATTGGTGTTCTTGTTCAGGAACCGAAGTGATTTTCCATTACATCTCATAGTTAATTATTACCCGACAAAGAACATGGGCTGGCTTTCGACAAAGCCTTTTCCTGTCCAGAGTTGTTCTTCCAATTCCTTTTTTTCTTGCAATCCTTGTGATAACAGGCTTTCTCCAGTGATAGTAGCTCCACCCAGCAATTGGAATTGGTACTTGGACCGCAGTCGTCCAATGGCGATAGAGGTCAATGCCACCGCATAAGAGTACACCCAGTATTCTTTAATTAAATCTTTAATTGGTTTTTCGACATAGCAGGAAATCAAACCCAGATAGTTCTGATTCGGTATAGGCTCCGGAAGAATTCTAAGGTATTGGGAACTTGGGTCGAACCGGAAGTGGATTTTTTGGGCTAGTACCTTTTCGCGTTCCTCTAGCCAGTATTTTACGCAGTTCCATGTAACGAGATCAAACCCGTATGAACCAAGCAGATAGGAGAAGTACGTTTGCTGTGCCATGGCTTGTTCGAGCGTAAACAGGGTATTTACTCCAGATGATTGTCCGGGTTCCACTGAAAAACAGTTCAAGACTCTACGATAATTCTGCAAGTCGTAGTCCATGATTGGCTCTGCGTTTTCTAGGTTTTTATTGGAGGTTTCAAGGGTCATGGAGAACAGCTTATCGAGTCTGATGCCAACGCCTCTTTGATAAAGGGATGTGCTGAACACAAGAAACTCTTCCGTGTACCCTGCCGTTTTTGAGTATAATTCGATTGCTTGGTCGATGAACGATGCAATGTTTTCGTCGCATATGTCCGCTTCCACCATTGGGAAACCGAAAATTTTCTTTATGCGTTCGATCAAATCTGAATAAGCAGAAATTCTGGAATTCAGATAGGTGGAACCAAATTCAGAACCAAAATCCAAAGTGGGTTTTCCAATTGAAATTATCGTGTTTACAGTTGGTTCTATGAAATCTGTTTCCCCTTCAAGGGGTTTGGCTCTTTCCGCAATTCCCGTTGACAAATCGTATATGGAAGAATAGTCAAATAATGGAATGCCGTAGTTTAAATTTGCTATTGAAACTAGAAGAATTTTGGGATATCCGCGAATTCCGGTAAGAGGCACCATATCTGTGGCCACGGTAGTGTTCGTGAAAGTCATTGTGATAATGTCGGAATCGTTTTGCGGAATTTCGTAGATCGGAATTGAATAGTTAACCCCATTCATTTTAAATGCTATTCCAAGCAAGGCTCCATCGGGGGTTTGAAAAGGGGATACATCTTCGTCTGTGTACAAAGTCGGGTTGTCAAGCTTCAACCCCATTGTCGGCTGAAGAAGCGAAACGCTGTTGACGGCAGACCGCAAGACAGGTATTCCTATAGTCTTGTTGTTTAGTTTTGCAGTCATATAGGCAAGAGAGCCTGTGTTGTCTTCGATTATTACTGGGTTGTCTATAGAAATTGGGCGTGCCATGGCAATGTCCTCTCTGATATTTAGCGATGTGAAACCTAAATAATAGAGAGGAATATCATGGTAGGAGTATATCAAGCATATAAACATTTATTGGACGAGATGGCGGTGCCTCGTTATTATGACGTTGGCGGACTTTCCCCTCCAATGGGTCGGGATGCTATATCTGGAAAAGGGGATATAACTGGGACCGAAATTCTCAGACAAGCGGCAATACTCATATACAAACCTAATGGATTAAAAACAAAAATTCCAAAAAACCATGCGTTAAACGTAGAGCATAAAGATGACATCATTGTCGACAAATCATTTTTTGCCATCCCGTCTCAAATTAAAGAGTTAATCAAAAATTCCGATGCAACTCTTGACACTGATGCGATTGATTCTGCGATCGCCAAGGAAGATCCCCCGTATCCTATTCTTAGCTGGGTTAAAGAATTTTTGACAAATAATAACCCGAATCTTTATGTCACAGGAACAAACCCGTTTTGGATTGAACGAGTTCCAGTAAGCGAATTCTATAAAAGCGATCCGGTCCTTGTTATAAATCCTCGTGTGTTTTACGATATGGTCATGTATCTAAATGCAAAAACGAAGGGTTTGATTGTGCTTGATCCATATAATGAAAACGATGAAGGAAAAGTGTCTAAAGACGGATTGTTCGGTGTGCCTGACGAATTGAAATCTTTATTTGGTAAATTAGACGCAAATTTGAAAAAGACAAAACCTCTGAATTCGCAAGACAACACCGCAGATGACGTCGGCTCAGTCGAAAGCAACTCCGACGAGTTTGCTAAAAAGGATTACGGCAATAAAGATTATGTACGCAATATACAGGCGATTATTGAAGAAAAGGTTCTTTCGTCTAAAAATTTGAAAAAATTGTTGATTAAACCGGAATATTTCGAAGATAACCCAGAAAACGTTTCCATGTTCAATCAAGTAAATACATCAATCGAACTAGAAGAGTTTTTGGATAAACTTAAGCGAGATAGTTCAAATAATTCAGTATCGATTTCAGATTTATTGACTGATTTTGGTAATCGTGTATTGACAATATTTCGAACTAATACAGGGGCGGCGGTTCGTGGAAAAACGTCTCCAATAACAAAATACACAAAACGGTTGGCATCTGCCCGAATAAAAGACTTGATCGCAGAAAAGTCAAAAATCATGTCCAGTTTTAAAGAAGACGACAGCACTGATCAAGTGGCGTTTTTGTACGACTTGTTGTGCGACATTTATGATAAAACAAAAGCCATAAATCTTTTGGGATCCACAAAAGAAGCGTTAAACATGGATTATTATTCTGCTTCAAAACTACGCAGCGGAGATCCAAACATTCGTTACGATTTCTCTTCCGCCCCCATTTTGCCGTCTAGTTTGGTTGCACAGGACGATCCTAGGGTTCAACGATATGGCAAAACCGAAAAAAGCGAAGGCAATGTCGCTCTTAAGAGTAATTTTAAAATTGGTTCAAAATATCAAAACAGTGGATTTAGGAGCACAGTCGTCGGGGTAAGTTTTCTTTCCGACGTTAAAACTGGAAAGAATTTCAATGTTTATAAAAGCAAGTTGATATCAGACCAATTCACAGAAGAAAAAGACGCCCTTGACGTGTGTGTACTTCATATAAATCTTGGATCGGAAAACAAAGAATTAAAGACTCTTAAGAAACAAGTTGTTGACGCGGCAAACGGGGTAGACGGTGCCACCATATATACTTTTGCCGACGCGATTGACAAATATCTCAATGCCATCCTTGAATATGTCGAAAACTCCAAAAAGTTTGATGTGGACATCGCTGAAGTCGATGGGATGTTTTCAGTCGATGCAAAGTACGACAAATCCATGATAGCTCCGTATTTTTATAACAGAGTGGCGATCTACACAAAACGTAGACGAATTAATAAGAATCCAGATGAGTTGAAGACTAATTGCGGCTTGATATATAATCAAATTCTAGACCAGAAAAATTATCTAGTTGACAACAACATTGACATTGGAATAGGTGCGGTTGTGTTTTCAAACTCCGCCCCTAAAACGATGAGTTTCGAGGATGCTTGGAAAAAAACGGAGAACTTTATTGCCGACATCGAAAACGGGGCTTTCGAAATGGATGATGGCGGGATGAAGTTTTACGATATTTGGCAGAATAAACAGTTTGGCATCGAAGTCGCCTATCTTGTTACCATAATTTATTGGATTCTGACCAATAGAAAGAAAAATCCCCGTGTTCCATGGCGAGAGGTTGAAAAAACAGAATCGGTACGAGAGAATTTTTCTTACGTTGTTGATGTTAATGACTTTGAATGGTAATAGTCCATGCATTTTTTTCAAAAAAACGATAAATAAAAATGAAAGGTGCGTTTAAAAACGTGAACAGTCACGTTGAACCACATTTAACGCGAAAACACCTATGAACAATCTACGAAGTTTAATACCAGATACACAAAACGACGCGCTCGAATATATTTACGAGCAGGAAAACAAGGATAAGCCTGTATCCCATTATCTTCATGGTCCTTTCATGATGGCAGAACAACCCAACAAAAATCATCGCGTGTATAAAATCGACGAGATGGTTAGAGAAGTTGAAAGATATAATAAGGACTATGTTACTGCCAACCGAGCTTTGGGCGAACTAAATCACCCTTCTAATTCCGCATCTGTTGACTTGGAACGCGCCGCTCACATGGTTGTAAAACTCGAACAGAAGGGCAATCTATTTTACGGGAAAACCAAGATTTTGTCAACGCCTACCGGCACCATAGTCAAACAGCTTCTTTCCGATGGTGTACGTGTGGGCATTTCAACTCGGGCGCTTGGCAAACTTGTCAAACAAGGGCAGAACGATTTAGTCGAAGACCTTTATCTGATTTGTCTTGATCTTGTTCACGAGCCTTCGGCCCCCGCAATGCTGGAATCTATTTTGGAGAATAAGCAGTACTTGATTGCGGAAGGTGGAAAGATCGTTGAAGTCGCAATAGGGAACCTTCATCGGAGAGTTGATTCTGTTCCAAAAGGAGAGTTGAACTACTATCTTGAGGAGTGTTTCAAGAAATTTTTCTCTGATTTGAAGAAACGTTAACATAAATTGTCGCTGTTTAACGCGAATTGGATAAATATTCACGTGACAGTCAACGAAACTGGAGTAGATATGGCAAAAAAGAAAAAACAGAAAAATGTAATCACCGAAGAATCGGTATACATTCACGATTTTATCAAACACATATATAACGATGACTATGCGAACGCCATGGAAAGCCTTCGTTCAGTTGTTGTTGAAAAAATGAAAGCCCGAATTCGGGACTGCGAACGCGCCGAGGAGAAAAAATAATGAAATTTGACGATATGCTTAAAGAGTTGGGTGAGGATATCTTCACCGAGGAACTAAGAACCAAAATTACCGAAATGTACGACGCGGCAGTTTCGGATGGCGTAAAACAGAAAGTTTCGCTTGTAGTAGACGCGGAGCTTGAAAAAATTGACGAAGAGCACGCAAAGCAGCTAGAAGACCTTCTTGAATCAATCGATCAAAAACACTTGGAACAGATGGAAAGCCTTGTAGAGTCCATCGACCAGAACTATACGCAGAAGCTCGTCACCCTTGCCGAGGCGTATGAAAGAGAACTTAAGGACGGTGCTAATACTCTTCGCGAGTCACTTGCGAGAAATATTTCTAATTATCTCGATATTTATCTTGATAAGGCATTCCCTGCCGAGACTGTTAAGGAGGCAGTTGAGAATACTAAAGCGGCTCGTATGGTGTCAAAGATCATGGACGTGGTTGGCATCGATCCTGAATACATGAGCGAAAGCGTAAAGGATGCCATTACGAAATCTAAGATTTCCGTTGATGTCCTAACCAAGCAGTTGAACGATGTTACCAAGAAGAACGAACTTCTTTCCGAAGAGATTAAGAAGTTGAAGACATCTCTTGTTCTGGAACAGAAGATTCAAGGATTCAATCAGACCAAACGCGACTATATCAAACGCAGATTACAGAACAAGTCACTTGAAGAGATTGAAGAAAACTACAAATTTGTGCTGGAAATGTATGAACGAGATGAATTGGATAAGCGAGACGTGGCCAGGTCGCGAACTGAGACACAGACGTTTTCCAAGAAAATCGACGTTCCTTCCAGAACGATAACAGAAAAAGTTGAAGATCGAAAGGCTTCGCCATATGACGAAGTCGCCGTCGCTCTTGATGCTCTAAACGAACTCGCCTAGGCTTATTAGCTCGTCAATCCGACGGGCGGCTAATGGCAAAATTCGTGGCAAAAAGGATTAATAAACAATGAGTTCAGAACTTATCACAAAGGACGTCGCCAAGGCTCTAATCAGCAAATGGAAGCGCGTTCTTGATTTCACAAATGATCAGGTCAAGCCCATTACGGAATCCCACAGGCGTCTAAGCACGGCAATGCTCCTTGAAAACCAGTCCCGCTGGATCAACGAGACCGTGGCAGGCGGAAGTGGCTCTGTTTTTGGCACCGCCGCTGGCGCTGGCGCAACCTATAACAATGGGTTCTCCGGCGACACCTACGCCCCACAGGATGCTCGTCTTCCCAAGATTCTCATCCCTATGATTCGGCGTACTTTCCCCGAGTTGATCACCAACGAAGTGGTTGGTGTTCAGCCCATGTCTGGCCCTGTCGGTCTGGCTTTCGCCCTCCGGTATGTCTACGACGCCAATCCTCTTAATCAGCTTGGCACATCTCCTCAGCAGCGAGATGGGTTCCCATCCGCTTCTCCCGAGGCTTGGTGGAACAAGGCTGATGGCAAGGAAGCGGGCTACAATAACATGTATGCCGACTATACCGGTGTTTCGACCAATCAGTTTGACTGGGCGACAATCTCCGCAAATGCTTCCGGCTCTCAGATCTCCTCGCTCCCTGCATCGGCCCTAAACGTTGTTGGGAACATCATCAACGATCAGGATAAAGGCATCGCACGCCTCATGTCCCAGTTCGAGATGACCGGTCGCATTCCTCAGATGTCCATCAAACTTGAGAAGACCGTAGTTGAAGCCGGTACACGCCGGATCGCAGCTTCTTGGTCCACCGAGCTTGAGCAGGATCTCAAGGCGATGAACGGCATTGACATCGATAACGAAATGGTTAACTCCCTTTCTTACGAGGTCCAGGCAGAAATCGACCGCGAAATGCTCACCCGCATGATGAAGATCTGCCTCGAAGCAGGTTTCGCATCTCCCGCTAAGGGCAAGGGCTTCTCCTTCTGGAATGCTGCCACATCCGACGCTCGCTGGATTGGGGAACGCGCCCGCGATCTCTATGCCCGCATCATCGTCGAGTCTAACCGCATCGCCATCTACAACCGTCGTGGTCCTGCAAACTTCATCATCGCCACTCCTCGTGTTTGTTCGCTGTTGGAGATGCTTCCCGACCTCAAGTACAATCCCGTTGGCAGTTCTGTCAACACCCAGCCCACCGGCATTGCCAAGGTTGGTACCATCGGCGGACGCTTCAACGTCTACCGCGATACCCGTACCGAAGCGCAGTACGACATGGGCGATCGCGAAGAGGCCGTTGAATACGCTCTACTCGGTTACAAGGGTGCTGACTTCTATGACACCGGTATCGTGTTCTGCCCCTACATCCCAGTGATGATTCAGCGCACCATCGGTCCTAATGACTTCGCACCTCGCGTTGGCATGATGACCCGTTACGGCGTTGTCGATCACATCTTCGGTTCCGACCTGTTCTACCACCTCATCGTGGTCACTGGTCTCTCCACCGAAGTTTCCAACCCCTATGTTGGACAGCGTGTCATTCTCTAAGCGATTAGAGTGACTTGACTCCGAACCCCGCTTCGAAAGAGGCGGGGTTTTTGTTGTTGACGCACCTGTTGAAAACATGATAATATAACCGCATGACAGAGATTCCAACGCAGATGGTTGAGGAGTATTTCAGAACTTACGCGGGGTACGCAAAGAGGCAGTCGAACGGCACTTGGTCGGGAGGTTGCCCGTCTTGTCGCGAAGGCAATAGCTGGGGTAGAAAAAGACGGTTATTCTACGATTCCACCGGATCCAAGGGGAATACGATTTACTGTTTTAACTGTTGCAGACATTGGGCTCCTGTGAAATGGATGATGGATTTTTCTGGAAAGTCGTTTAAGCAAATCATGGATGAATCGAAAACATATGATTTTGCGTCTAGAAACCTATTCATCGATAAACAAGAAAAGCCACATAAAGAAATTCCTGTATTGCCATATAATAGCATTAACCTAGGAAATGAGGCTGAATTACAATATTATAGAAACAACCCAATGGTACAACTGGCGCTAGACACCATTAAAAAGAGAAGATTGGACACTGCTAGAAACAAGGTAACATACTATTTATCGTTAACAGATAGAGTCCACAAGAATCGACTTGTTATACCATTCAAAGGAGTTGATGGTAAAATAGCGTTCTATCAATCGAGAACGTTGCTCAACACAGGAAAACACATTCCAAAATATCTTTCCAAGATGGATTCCCCGAAAACATTGTTCGGAATAGACAAAATCGATCTTTCTATCCCATACATGGTTATTACAGAAGGCCCGATTGACGCCTGTTTCATTCCAAACGGGGTTGCCGTAACAGGTCTAAATATTACTGAGTTGCAACGGCAGCAAATGGACGCTTTCTTCACCCTTAAGAAAATCTGGGTTCTCGACAACGATTTTCGAGATAACAAGGATGTCTTGGCTCAATATCATAAACTCATATCCGATGGAGAAACCGTGTTCATTTGGCCGTTGACATGTTTCAAATACAAGGATGTCAATGAACTATGCGTTGACACAGAAGCAGATGAAATTCCTATTGACTTAATCGTGAAAAATTCGTATAGTGGCGAACAAGCAGAAAACGAATTGAAGAAACAACTGGAGATCACAAAATGAAAATAGAAGCTGATTGCTACATGCCGGAAATGCTGTCGTTGGATTATTTAAAGACGGTTTTGCCAGAAGGCGGGCTGAACCCTCTCGGCATTATTGCCACATTCGACGGGAACTCGTCTAAATTCAATTTTCGCGACACGATAAACATTATTGGAATACTTCCTAGAACGAGTCGATATGCAGGTTCATTGTTCAAACAGCTAGTTTTGTCAACAGTCGCCTACTCGCTATTTGAGATCACTGGAGACGCAATGTCATTTGTGATTGATGGAAACATAATCACGTGCCGTGGGTCAAACTCGGATGTAACGTCCTGCATTGGAATTTCAGAAAGCAAAATCGAAAAAGACAATTACATGTTCTATATTGGAACAGATGCCAGTAAAATCATTGGCTTGACTACAAAAACGCGAGAAGGAATCCATACAAAGATCAACTCATTGTTCTACAAGATCATACAGCAGACCTACACGGATTGCAATGAGTGCGCGGAGGTGAAATGAAAACGACTATTTCCATCGCCCTAGATGGGATCAATTTCGATTTTGACATTGAAGTCGAACATGTTGACGCTGAGGATCTAGCAGCTAAGCAAGAAATGATAGGAAAAAAGGTTGTCGAATATTCCATGGAAAACATGAGGATTCCATGTCCTGTAAAACCGTTGGCTAACATTCTTGCCAAGGCGAACCGGAAGAAAATAGACAGTAGTGAATATGAAGAAATAAAAGACAAATTGATAGTAGAAATACAAAACGGGAGTGTTGATTTTTTGATAAGTGACATCATTTGCGTTCTGATGTTTGTAAAACCCCATGTGACTAAAAATTTGCTACATGATTATAATGTTTTGAAGTACCATCTTCTGGAATATAACGGTTTTGTGAAAGAGAACGAACTATGACAATTTCTTCTGTGATCTATGACATGTGCAATAAGAAGACGGCTAGGTTGACCGATGATATACATTGGAACGACATTGAACTCAAGCCATACATTCTACAACGCTGGATGTCAATGTCCAGCCCAAGGAACGCAGTATTAGTCAACATAACGTCCAACGCAGGGCTCGTACAGGATGAGGATGCCGACAAACTTCTATATTACCTGTATTCAGCCTGCGCATTTCCAATCCGAGGAAAGTTTAAATACATCAAGAAGACGACGCTCAACAAGACTTCGACAAAGAATGAAAGCGATAGAGATCCTTATGTTGATGGTCATGTTTTGAGCAAACGGGAAAAAATGGAATATGACGATCTATTGGACGTGCTAAACAATGAACTACCTAGCCACTAAAGATGGCTGTGGGCTCGCTTCAAGAGAATAAATAGTGATAGGAGAACATACCATGATTTATCTTTATGTTATTTGCGGAATTTTATTTGCTGTAGGTCTTGTCGCATTGATTGTTTATCTATTGAAAAAGGATAGCAAACCCAAGGATAAACTTGACCAAGTTGAATTTTCTTCATTGAACTGGACATGCGGGGGCGTTAACGGAAGCAATGCGAAACTATCCAAGGTGAAAATTCGAGATCTTAACGTCTTGGCCCCACATAGCATGTCATTCACGTGGGAGGTGGGCATGGATGTTTGGAAATATCCGAAAACAACTCCAGCAGGGATAGCTTGTCTATTCTGCAAGATTAATGGGCGTTGGGTCGGAGGAAAATTTGAATGGATATCCACTAGTAGATTCACTCGTGATTTCACTAATATCAAGAGTCGTTATGCGGGTTGGCAGCCTTTTTATTTGTCAACAAATGAATTCGCGTTTGTCATACTCGACAAGGACGGAAAGAATCGAAGTAATGTCATCTACTACAGAGCTTAGTTCAAAACTAGTTCTTTTCTTGGAAAATGCCGGAAAGTTCATTTCGAAGATAAAGTTTTGGGTTGAATTTATTGGTTTCGTGCTTGCAGGCGCGTTTTTGGGCGGTGCTTTATACTTGCTGTTTTCCGCTGAATCGCTATAACGGATTGTCTGGTTGCATTGGAGATCCGTCATCCACGAATGGAACATCCATGTCAAACGCACGGATGAATTCATCGATTGCCGTGGAATGAAAATCAAAGTGTTTTAAAAAGTCGATTTCCGATAAAATGAAAACCTTTTCTCCAGCGTTCTTTTTGTCAATAGCAAGCTGAAGTTTCTTCCCGATTCCTCCTCCGGACCATCTTCCAACGCCTTCACATACGACAAGTACATCGAACTTTGCGTCTGAACATTTAAACCCAAGTTCTTTCAATGTTCGTTTGCATTCATCTCTGGATATCCCAAATTCGGGTTCTCCAGTGAATCCGAATTTGACGGCAGTTTTCAATTCGTTTGCGATTTCCCAGTAGTTATCAATAATTCTGTCTTCTGTTTTCATGTCGATATGATAACATAAACAATGTGAGTAAGTCAACAAAAATATGTTTTGATTGATATTGCTGATTTCTAAGCTAAATATTAACAGAGGATTTTCTCATGAAAACTAATGTGCAACCCGATGAATTTGATCTACTTGATTTGTGTGTTGAAGTATCCAGATCCACAAATATACCAGTACTTGGATTTGATACTACTTATGACCTGTCCACTCTTGTAAAAGAAGATAACGGGGTGAATTTTGGTGGTATTGGAGGCAATATAGGAGGTGGCAAGACGAAGAAGCAAAAGACGGATGATGATGATGATGAATTTTCTTTTCCGTTCAAGCCTGAAAATGATTCTGAAGACGAAGAAGATGATGAGTCCGAAGAAGGGACTGACAACGCCGACGATTCAGATGAAGAGGAAAAAACCGAGCAAGAAGTCGAAATTTCTGGAGCTGACGAAACCTCAGATGACAATTTTGGAGAGGTGGATAAAAATGCTCATGTCAGTACAGAAGAAAGTGGCGACAATCCAGAATCGGGGTCCGACTATTCGTCTATTACGAATTTCGGCGTATCGCTTCTCATTCTTGCTCAGAAGGTCCATCTGTGGCATCTGAACGCGAA